CGACAACGATCAGCAGCGCAGAAGCGAAAGGGTTTGATGTTGCTCCGTCGCGAAGGTTTGGGGATTTTCAACTTTGGATGAATGGCAAAATGTGCGGCTGGTTGTTTAGCAGCAAAAAAGACCAGTTCAATTTTCTTGTGTCAAACGGAATTATCAGCGCCCGCTAACCTACTGACGAGCCCGGAAGGGCGAAACGCCGCGAGGCGTCTAGGTTTACGACATACCTCACAGGAACACGACGATGACAAAAACGAAAATCCAACAGTACGCGGTCGAGATCATAAACCTTCAGACGATCGGCGCTCGCTGTGGCGTTGGTCGCGGCAAAACGCTTGCAGAGGCTCAGCAGGACGCAATGCGACAAGCTAACACGCATTACGCCGGCTGCAATCCGCGGCTATCGGAAAGCGGCTGGTCGGTCTACGTCGATGGCGGGGTAAACTGCTAACACTTACCAGCTTACTTACTGACACAGCCCTAATCCGGGATGGGCTCTGGATTTTCAACACACACAACGCAGGAACGAAACCATGTGCGCAACAACCAAAAAAATGATCGATTACCACGTCATGGAATACATCTGGCACGACCGACGGAACAACGCACAAATGCGAGATCACCACATGCGGCAAGCGGTTGTCGTCTTTAACTATTGCAGCCGCAAGCAGTTCGAGAAGCTGGTCGCCAAAGCTCAGCAGGTGCCAGCATGACCTGCCACTACTGCCGAGACGCGGCCACAACAACCGCAGGCGGTCGCGACGTCTGCGATGATTGCCGAGCGGCATACGAGCGACAGATTGCAAATGTGGTGCGATGCTTGCTAGACGAAGCGGCGGATGAGATTACGTGTGCGGTGCGGCTTTTGGTCGACGAAGTGGAGGTGGCAAAATGATCGGGATCAGAACAGCGACTAACGACGACCTGCGGCGGTTGTGCGAGATCCACGAAAGCTTCGACCCGATCACGCCGATGGGCCTCAAAAAGCTAACGGCAGTCTCGGGTCGACACTGCAAAGCGATTGACTTTGACGGCCACACGGTCGGTCTGCTGATCGTGCAACTGTCCGCACAGGACGCACGCATCATCCGGCTAGTGATCGATCCGGCATTTCGTCGGCGTGGCATCGGCCGGGCCGCGGTGGCGTGGTGTCGACAAAGGTTGAGGGCCGATCGGAAGTTTCTTATCGCACACGTACCGGCACCAACAGCGGAGCAAGTCGACTTTCTTTTTGCAGTTGGCTTTTTTTGCTGTGCCGTTCATGGCGGTAAGCACAAGTCGTTTACGTACACACTTGAGTCTCAAGAGGTGGAAGCATGAGGCACCAAGCAGACTTTCTTATCGTGGCCGGCTTTTGGCTGGCCGTGTTTTTCTTTGTGCTTTCGCGGTACGTTCCGCAGGCGTTGGGGCAGTGACGATTCAACCGCTATTACCTTCCGGTGATGGCACCCGGCGGGACCATCCGCCCGCCGGGCTTTTATTCTAACGAGGTAAATGATGAGGCAATTTGATTCAATCGAGCTATGGCAAGACGTAATATGGGGCTGGGCGACGGACCGCAACCTAATCGACGGATCGACAATCGAAGGGCAACTAGGAAAGCTTGCCGAAGAGATGCAAGAGCTTCGCGACGCGATCGCAAAACACGACAGCAAGGAAACTCAAGACGCTATCGGCGATTGCGTCGTGGTGCTGACGGTGATCTGTGAAAAGCTTGATTTGTCTTTGCGGCATTGCATGTCAGCGGCTTATGACGAAATCAAAGACCGCAAGGGCCGCATGGTCGATGGGCAGTTTGTCAAAGAGGTGGCGGAATGAAGTTTTTAAAAGCAACAAGCGGCAACGTGTTTTTCGCATTCACCGAAGACCCAACCGACATTGAGCCGGTGATTGAGCTGGTGATCAGTGTCAGCGAAAATCGGCTTCAAGCCGTTGGCGGGGGCGTTGTCCAGGCCGCGGCTTATAAAGATTACCGAATCGGATTGTCGCTTAGTTCGGCACGATCGCTAATCGAATCGGTTCAGGATTTTGTTAAAGAAGCCGAACGGCAGTTCAAAAAAGTAGAGGTGAAATGTGACTGACGAACAATTGCGGCAAATCATTTCCGAGCTAACCGCGTCAAACATTTCGCACATTCAAGCGACGTTGTTACGGCAAGTTATCGACCTTGTGTCATACTCGCCGCAACCGCAGCCGCCGGCGGCGTCCGATAAAAAGCAGCCGATTAAATCTTGCGGCACGCGATGGGAGGAAAACGAAAAGCAATTGCTACGCGATCGCTTTGATGAATGGTATTCGGCAACGCCAAAGAAACGAAAGGCAATTTGCATCGAGCTTGGCAAGTACTTTTTGCGAACCCCTGGAGCGATCAAGAGTCAATTTGGAAAGATAAGGACGCAGGTGAAGCATGACTGACGAACAATTGCAAATTGTGATCAGCTTTAAAGTTAAGCAAGCAACGGCACCGCTTGAGCGGCGGTGGAAAAGCTTGCGAACGTTTATCGAGCGATGGAAAGCAGAGACCGAAGATTGGCAAGGAAAGACGGCTTACGCAAGCGTCATTTGGGCAATGGATTATCTTTGCAAGCCAGAGAGCGAAACCGAACCGCGGCGGAAGTTGCCGACAGATCCAAGGCGAAAGGTGAAGCCATGAAGCCGAGACGTTATCGAGTTGCGAGCCGGCTAGACGACAACAGCGTCATTTATTCCGACGAATACATGACCGCTGCACAAGCGGACCGCGAAGCCGATTACATCGCGGGCCAAACGTGGACAGAAGTCTTTGACGACGTACGTCAGGAATGGAAGGTTTTGAATTACCATTCGGCACAATTTCAAGACAGCGGCCGAGACGTGCTAATCGACATCGACGGAACGGGGCGCTGGGAGTTGTTCAGCAGTTGCAGCAACCAGCACGACGCGCGAAACATGGCAAAGCACTACCAGGAAAATCGATAGGCCGAATAGCGTCGCGGGTGCGAGTCCCGCACGGCCTTTGCCGCCAATGCAGCGGCGTTATTTCAACACTTTACAGAAGGTTTACAGATGCCCCTAGTTGTACCAAAAAACGAATCGTCGAATTACGAGCGATGCCCGGAAGGCAATCACGTCGCGGTATGTTGTGCCGTGATCGACCTCGGAACGCAGGCTGAGAGCTACGAAGGAAAGCCGGAGGTTTTTCGTCGAAAGATTCGCATTGTGTGGGAGATAGCAGAGGAAAGGCAAAGCGACGGAAAGCCGTTTAAGATGGGAAAGACCTACAATCTTTCGACGAACGAAAAGGCGACTTTTCGCCGCGACCTCGAAAGCTGGCGAGGCCAGAAGTTTACCGATGAAGAGCTTGGAACCTGGGAGGTGCGCCGGATCTTGTCGGTCGGTTGCATGCTCAACGTGATCCATGCCGAATCGCCGAACGGTAAGACATATGCCAATGTCCAAAACATCGCAAGGCTTCCGAAAGGAATGAAAGCACCAGCGACAAGCGAATCGCATTTGTTTTTTAGTTTGTCGCCTGACGAATTTGATCCGATGGTTTTTGATGCGTTGCCCGAACGCATGAAAGAAGAAATTAAGCAATCCCCAGAGTTTCGCGAACTAGCATCGGCCGTCGATGCTAACGGCAACCCGATCAACATGATTGCGGACACACCATTCTGATGCGACCTAAGCAACCAGCAGACAAACCGGCGGCGGTGATCGTCAAGCCGATGGAGCCGCCGCCGGGCTTCCGGTTTTTTACCATAGGGCCGGAAGAGATGAACACGATACCGCTTTGCCAGTGCGGGTCGTACATGACTACCGAAACGCTTGAAGGCGAATGGCTCTGCCGATGGTGCGAACCAGAGCGAGCACGGGAACGCGGCGAACGAACGATCGGGCTACTAAAAGCACGGGCGAAGATTTTACAAAGCAACGGACCGACAAAAAGGGAAACGAAATGACACAGCGAAAACTTAATTACCAAGAAATTGAAACCCTGAGATGCTACCGCTCTTGGTTTAATCGCGTTTGCGAGCTCGGACTTTTTGCAGATGACGATTCGCATTGCTTGCACGTCAAAAAAATGATCGAACACGGCACGAACGACGGTAAGCCATGGGTAGAGCCGGAATTGACTGACGAAGACGCGAAGCAGCGGAAGTTGGTTATGTGCCGACAGAGCGATGCGCATCTTTGGGGCGGTCCTTTTGTTTTGATTCGCGTAACGCCCGGGGCCTTGAGGCACATAGCAGAGCGCAACCCGCAGAACGTTTGTTTTTACAAGCACGCCCGCCTCGCCACACCCGAAGAGATCGAGGCCGCAAATGCCGACCGATGACGACATCACCGAGCACTTCGGCGAGCGTGCCGCCATCGCTGAGCACGACGGCGGGCTGACGCGGCGGGTCGCGGAATATCAAGCGGCAAGGGCGACGCGGGAAGCCTACGGAAGGCTGACCGATGAGATCGAGAGCCAGATGCGGGAGACGAGGGGCATTGTCAACGGTTGACAATGCGTTAAGATTTTAGAAGCCGTAGCGGGCTTACAACAACACAACCACCGGCGGTGCCTTCGTGCTCATTCGAGCTGGCCCGCTACGCCGCGCCGCCGGTGGCTTTTTGGTGTTATCATGGATTACGAAGAGTTCATCCGATCGAAGGTGCGATCGGCAAGGCCGCTGGGCTTTGAGGTTGCGGTTGGCGAGCTTCCGAAAGCTCTTAAGGGCTGGCAGGCTAAATGCGTCCAATGGTCGCTACAGCGTGGCAGGGCGGCTTTGTTTGAGGATACCGGCCTAGGTAAGACGATCCAGCAACTGGCGTGGGCGGATGCGGTTTGCAAACGATCGAAGCGGCCGGTTGTGATTCATACGCCAGTTGGCATTCGAGCCCAAACAAAGCGAGAGGCCGAAAAGTTTGGCATCGAAACGCCCGTTGCGGTGGTCGATGAGCAAAGCGACATCATCGGCGGCATAAACCTGATCAATTACGAAAAGCTTCATAAGTTTGACGCTTCGATTTGGTCAGGTGTAGTGCTTGACGAATCGCAGATCCTCAAGAATTTTACCGGGAAGATCAAACAGGAGTTGATCGACTCATACCGCGAAACGCCTTACCGCTTGGCATGTACAGCGACACCGGCACCCAATGACCACAAAGAGCTAGGCAACCACGCCGATTTTCTTGGGGTCATGCCGTCGAACGAAATGCTTTCGCGTTGGTTTATTAACGACACAATGAAAGCAGGCGGCTATCGGCTAAAGAAACACGCTCAAAAGGACTTTTGGCGATGGGTAACTTCATGGGCGGTTTGTCTTTCGCGTCCGTCTGATCTAGGCGGTAGCGACGACGGATATATCTTGCCACCTCTAACCGTTGAGCGACACATTGTGAGTGTTGCATACGATGGCGTCGCTGATGGCTTTCTATTCGACGTCGAAGGAATTTCGGCAACGAACATCCACGAAGAAAAGCGGCGGACCAACACCGAGCGAGCTAAGCGAGTTGCGGAGATTGTGCGTGAGTCAGAGCGGCCGGCGATTGTTTGGTGTTACACCGATTACGAATCTTCGGAACTGATGAAGCATGTCGACGGGGCTGTTGAGGTTCGCGGGTCGATGCCGGAAAAGAAAAAGCAGGATCTACTTTTAGGCTTTGCCGAAGGGCAGTTTCCGGTGCTGGTGACTAAGCCGTCTATCGCTGGCGTCGGATTGAATTTTCAAATTTGCAATACGCAAGTGTTTGCGTCGCTTTCGTTTTCGTTTGAAGAGTATTATCAGGCCGTTCGTAGGTCTTGGAGGTTTGGCCAAACGCGACCGGTGAAGGTTCATATCATCGGCAGCGACGCGGACGCAAACATCGAAAAAAGCATTGCCCGAAAAGGTGCCGATCACGGTTTGATGCAAGCGTCGATGGCGGAAGTTGTGAGGCAGTTCGGACTTGGCAATCAAGCCGAGTTAATGAGGGTCGGTTTATCGGCGTCGGCGGTTCCGACGATTCCTAGTTTCTTAAAATCAAAGGCAGGTGTATGAAATGGGTTGCATGAACGAACAGCACGGAACGGATTGGACATTTTACAACGGCGATTGCGTTGAGCTTATGCGAGACTTGCCGGATAACTCGATCGACTTTTGCATTCATTCGCCGCCGTTTTCTTCGCTGTACATCTACAGCGATTCAGAAAACGACATGGGCAACGCAGCGAGCGATGAAGAGTTTTTCCGGCACTACGCTTTTGCAATCAAAGAGCTTTATCGGTTGACGGTTCCAGGCCGCCTCTGTGCGGTCCATTGCAAAGACCTGCCGCGATATGCGAACGTCTACGGCACGACGGGGCTTATAGACTTTCCTGGGGCTTGCATTCAGGAATTCGAGGCCGCTGGTTGGGTCTTTCATTCGCGGGTAACGATCTGGAAATGCCCAGTTACAGAGCGAGAGCGGACCAACAATAACGGACTACTTCACAAGACCGTTAGGCGTGATACGTCGCAGGTGCGGCAAGGCATGGCGGATTACCTGATCGTTTTTCGCAAGCCGCCCAGCGAAGGAAGCGGGCTAATGTCCGACAAGCCTATCGTTAGGCCGAAGGGATTCTCCAGGTACATCGGCGAAGCGGGAAGCTCAAACGATAGTCACCCGTCGCCGTTTTCACGCAAGAAAAACGCGGCCGATCCGTCGATCGATATTTGGCGAAGATACGCGGAGCCGGTTTGGTGGGACATAAACCAAACCGACGTGTTAAACTTCAAACTGGCGACAACGGAAAACGACGAGAAGCACATTTGCCCGCTACAGCTTGGGTTGATAGAGCGTGCCGTTGACCTTTGGACGCTTCCGGGCGACGTTGTATTTTCGCCTTTTGGTGGCGTCGGTAGCGAAGGTGTTGGGTCGCTTAGGTGCGGCCGAAAGTTTGTTGGCGTTGAGTTAAAAGAATCGTATTGGCAGCACGGGTGTAATTTTCTGCGATCGCAAGAGGAGAAGAAAAACGTCCCGATGCTGCCGTTTGATGACGCGATCGAAGCCGACGACGTTTTTTAGTTGCGAACAGGTTGACAGATTGTTATAGTGTACGAAATCAGCCTTGGCCGGCTGACCAATCCAAGCCACCGCCCGGCGTTCTGTGGGAATCTCCACAAGCCGGCCAAGCTGCTGGGCGGTGGTTTTTTCAGGTCGAAAGATGGGAAGAATACGAACAATCAAGCCGGAGTTTTTCACCCATGAAGAACTCTTTGACCTGGAAGAAAAAGAAGGGCTTCCGGTCCGGCTGGCGTTCATTGGCTTGTGGACGATTTGCGATCGTGAAGGCCGGTTCAAATGGCGACCGCGATCGATCAAAGCACAGATCCTCCCATACGACAACGTCGATTTTTCACGCGTGCTCGACGCGTTGACCACGCGTGGTTTTGTCGTTCGCTACGCGTCCGAAGGCGTGGATTACGGCTACGTGCCAGGATTTTCACGGCATCAGGTCGTTAATTTCAAGGAAGCGCAGAGCACATTGCCAGAACCGTCGGAAACCAACGATTTTGTTGATATTCCACGCGTAGTTGACGCGTGCTTCACGCGTGCCGAACGCGTGACCTACGCGCCCAGTGGGGAAGGGAAGGGAAAGGAAGAGGAAGGGAAGGGAATAGGAAGGGAACAGGAACAGGAAGGGGAGCGGGGAAGGATTGAAGCGGCAGAGCCGCTAGTTTCTGTCTCTCAAAAGCGAACGCGGCGTCCATCGGTTGCAATCGATCGACCCGAAGACATTTCCGAGCACCACTGGCGAGACTGGACGGCGTGCCGACGCAAGCCGGTTACGGAATCCGTCCTGGTGAGGATCCGACGCGAAGCGGCTAAGGCTGGCATGTCGGCAGACGAAGCCATCCGGACCGCGGCCGAACGACAATGGGAGGGCTTCCAAGCCGATTGGCTGAACAACGACCGAACAGCGGCGGAGCGTAAACCGTCGCAACCAAAGACGTTTGCGCAGATCAGAGAGGAAAATACCAAAGATGTATTCAGACGATTCGAAGAATCTGGACAGCTCAAAGCTATTTTCGACGCTGTTAATGGGACTCCTCCAGTCCCACCAAGTGGAGGCGAGCGAGGCGATGCTACAGGTTTACTTCTTGGCCCTGGCTGACCTGACACCG